TCCTCAGTTTTATCATTTTGTGTTTTGAGGTTTCTTACATCAGACTTAACTTGTAACTCTTCTGCCCTCATTTCTTCTTCTATTAATTCTTCTTTTGCTACTGTAATTTGTCCGGTCAGTTTTTTGTCCTTTACAATCATATAAATCAACCAACCACTAAGGGCTAGTGAAATTATACCCATCACTAAAATAAACATTTCATATTATCTCCTTTTTTATTTGATGGTGGCATATTAACCCACCACCGGTTGAATGTCAAGCCTTTTTAAGGTGATCTCTGAGTTACCCCAATTCCTAATGAAATAGCACCCTCCAAGAACGTTGAACGATTACCACTATTAGTGAAAGTAGCACGGTACGTAGAGTTTAACGTGTCAAACTCTACCATACCCTCTGGGTCAACACGTACTGCTACTAACGTAGATGTCTGTTTTAAGTCTTCTAGTATAATTCCATGTACTACCGGACCCCAGAATCTGGGATCTCTGCAATCCCATACAGTCCTAGGCTCACCTTCTTTTCTAATTTTCTTGAGACTGAAAAAGTGTTGTTGTCTTTTAAGTTCGTTAGTTTCAAACATCATTAAATTTCCTTGGTTTAGCTAAAAAGAATGCATATATTCCCAGTGGTAACCAAAAGTGTAAAAAAACAAGCATCGCTAACATTTGTGCTATGGTGTTATTATGTTTTAATATCTTATCAACTACTGTCATAATATCCGAATATGATGGGTGTTCTGGGTGGTTAGACATGTATATTGCCGCACCAACTACCATAATCGCCGCAATACCACCCAACAACATATTAATAACATACAGTATCATAATGGCACTCATGAGTAATTATCAAAAGCTACTACTGCACGAATCTCAGCTAGTGTGGTTGTTCTGAGCATGACACCATCTTTGAACACAGTCTCTAAGAGACCACCCTTTTCTTGCTCACGAGTCTGCTCATCCAACATATACAGCTTACCATCATCATCGCAGTGAACACTCAGCAAACCTTTAGCAGATTTCTTGCTACGGTCAGTCTTTGGGTCTTTGAAGATTGGTACGTCAACACCATTCTTTAGAACGTTAGTTGCTTTCACCGCACTACCGTGAGTGTCACGAGTGACCCCTTGGAAAGAGTAAGAACCAACACCAAGCACGATGCTAGGAACAAACCCTTTAGCGATTAGCTTGTCGAGAATCTCACGCTGACGACCCAATGTGATAGCATCACCGTAGATTGCACCGATGTGACTGTCAAGCATCTTGTACCCTTCATAAGTAACAGTGCCACCGAACGTATCCCACAAACATTCAATCAAACCTTTCTCTTCTGGTGAAAACTCACACGGACCAGACTTTACATTACACCAATCCTCAGCGTAGTAAAATTGTTTATCGTGTCTGTTCCATTCAATATCAAATTTTACAAAAGAAGGTTCACCTTGGATTAAACACTTACGAGACACCTCATATTCTCCACCATCACCGTGTGGTGTCTGATCTAGTACTTCGTCATAAAAATACTTCACAGCCTCTCTCAGACTACCAAAATCTAATGGACTTGCAGTACCACAGATCATATCAACAGGGTCACCACTGTCAGGACGAACCACAACTTGACCATCACGCGCCATGATCTTATCTTTCATAGCAGGTAGCAGCACAGTGACGAATTCCCAGAAGTCCCATGTGTCAGCAACTACTGACAGGATACCTTTTTCTGCTGGGTATTCCATCAGGTAGTCAAGGAATGCTTCTTCTCCTTCTTCCATCCACGAGCAAGTAACGCTGTGCTCTGTGGCATTAACAGATGCACCAACCAACTCAGTGTCAACATCAGCACCGTAGTATTTCTCTGCAAACAATACAGCAGGAATAGTATCAGTACCTGCAAACCCACTAGTCAGGTGCGCAAAGCCACTCATCGCAGCAGTGTGACGACTTGTCATTCCGCGCATAGAGAAGTCATGACACATGAACGGTAAGATTTCCATCGGACCACCAGTCTTGACAAACGCTTCTTTGAATGCTTTGAAGTACGCTGTAGATGTAGTTGATGTGGTTTGCATCATCCAGTTCTCACAACTAAACACAGTCTCAATCATATTCGGCAACCACTGGAACCCCGGCAACGTATTGCGGAAGGTGATGGGTGCTACTTGGTAAGGAACAGCAGTACCTTCAGTAAGTGCTTTGATCTCTAGCGGTAAGTAGCCCAGTTCATGTAAGTCAATTAAGTACTGCACATTAACAGGGTAACCTAACATAGCTGACAGGATACGCTTGTGACGACCGACAGCAACGTCCAATGGTAGACTGAAGAAGCTTTCTTTCCACTCTTCAATCAGGTAATCCATAATGAAGTACTGCAGACCCACGAAGTTGACTGTATCGTTATCCTCGATGTTGCTCCACTTACCACTGCGGCTTGTGAAGTTACTATACACCTCAGTAACATCTGGGTGGTAAGCGTGTACGTGGAACTCTTTATAAACGTCTTTCTGCATACTTGCTGCGCTAATTGTCATTATACTATCTCCATGTTGTGGTTTGTTTCATAAATTGTGTTTGCAGACATTATCTTTGTAATACCTGCCTCATATAGTGGTGCTAAGCCCTTGGAAAATATTCCGTGGGTTACATATAATTGTACAGTATGTGCACCTGCATTGTAAAGCTCTTTCGTTAACCCTATGAATGTACCGCCACCGTCACATATATCATCGACGATAACTAGGTCGGCATCCACTACATCATTCAATACCCTAAAGCCAGATAATAACCCTGTTTCTAAATTTCTAGTTTTAAGACATTGTATAAACTCAGTTCCAAACTTCTCTATTTTCTTTGTGCTGCCTGCATCGGGTGCAACCACAGTTAGTACACCTGATTCTATATCAGATAGCAGTTGTGTCCCTTTGAGTATATCTCTACAACCTAGGTTAGTAACATTATCGAGTAACGCTGTGGCTACATCACTGTGGTTGTCTAACGTTTCAACTGAATGAAACCCAGCGGAGTTTATAAGATTTACCACTACTTTTAAACCAAATGCCTCACCCGAATTACATACCCTATCTTGTCGGCTGTATGGCATGTAATGTAGTTCTAGTTTAACTGGGTTATTAGATACACGATCTAATGCATCCTTTATTAATAAACAACCTATGATCCCATCACTATCTCGGACCTTAACTTCCAACACGTGTAATTCTGGAATCGGAGTCGGTAAATAAATGTTTGCAAGTGCCGCTACCATATCAAATTCCCTGTAGCCAAGGTTCTCAGGTATGCGTATGTTTAGTTCTCCACCGGGAAATTTAGATACCTCTAATAAAGTTCCGTTTAAAATAAATTCACTTTTCATTGTTAATCCTTAAAATTAAAGTTTCGCTTATATGCCATTTTACTATCACCCTTAGATGCTCTATGGCATATAACGGTATCATTATTTGGGTCTGGTGCGTTTGCATTGAGCATTTTGAAATATTGCACTGGAAGTTCATCTGTCCTTAAATTAGTAGATGATTCCTTGTGTTGCTTCCAAATAAGGTCTAATGATAATTCATCTGACCACTTCTCGTCAACTATTTTATCATTCCATTCTTTTAAGAAGTCCATGGCACTTGGTGTGTAATTAAAATACATAGTACCTACATGCCATATTCTATCAGATGTTGTGGCTTTTTTCTTTGCTGCAAAATCAAATGGGTAGTCTGCTTTGAATATCTCTGGCACTTTTAATATACTACCATCCACATCTATCCACAGTACCGGCCTTTTTAATTCAAGTAATGTTTCATATATGAACTTCGGCTTCAAACGGGTGTTCTTTAGCCAATCTCGGGTGTCTGCCTTTTCAACGATATGGTGGTGTAACCCTAACCGAGTACAATCTCTTTTCATAGCCGTCGCATAACTTGGGTATTCCCAATTTTGTGTATAAAAGCTTATTATTGTTGGGTAATCATCTCCCATCTAGGTATTCCCCTAATACATTTACTATCTTGTTAAGATCGATATCTATACCAACAGTGTATTTGAAATTCTGAAACTCATCAACTGTCATCTTTGTCTTAAAATTAGTACATGTCATGGGTAGGCCAACTGAATCAAAATGGTCTTGGAATTTAATACCATCACCATTCAACTTGTCTGAATGTTTTACCCATGTTGCAGGTATGTCGTAGGCATGTGCAATTATTATGCCATGTAGTGAGCTACTAATTATATGCCTACATTTAAGCACTTGGTCAATAACCTTTAACGGGTCAGCATTTAATGGGTCTATTATTAGAACACTGTCATCATTCCCATACCATTTGGTTACTTGCGCAGTGTCTACGTAATGTGCAAATATCCCATACTCATAGGTCTTATCAACAATTGGTGCATATATTTTTGGCATAAGCAATGCTGGGTCACCAAAAACTGGTGGGCATTTAATCTTTCTCAATTTTAATTGGTTATAGGTGTGTGGTCCCCGAACTGAAAGATACGTTGCATCCCGCTTTAATTGATCACTAGTTCGCATGAGGCCGCTGCCCCAAACTATAGATTTACCCTCAGCTTTAGATATAATACTACCAATGCCCAATAGGGTTGGTGTTTTATATGGTGGCTTTGTTAATATACATTCATGGTCAAATAGTTCTCTAACTATAAGTGGTGTTAATATGTCGCCAAAGTTTCCCGGCTGCGGCCCAGTTGACCACCATGCGTTTATTTTATACATTTCACGTTAATCGCCTCGGTGGGTGAGGACGTGGGTGTTCCGGTTTATTTTTGGGTCATCAACACCACCGTGGTCGCCTCGAATCAACTTATCTAATGTCGCTATTGCATCTTCGAAATCATTACCAAATAACCTGACAGAAATTATCAATTCCTTTAAGTGTGCAACTGAATAACCTCCCGTCCTAGTGACCCACTCATCAATATTATCAACTGAATCACCTGATCTGCTGAGGACTTCTTCAATATACGCTTTGCGTGCTTCTGCACCCGGCATACCAACATATTTTACCAAATCGAATCGACTTGGCCTGTTCGTTAATCGTGTGTCTAGGTTTTCAATATAGTTGGTTGTGGCAATAAACACAATATTATGTACTTGATATTCCCCGTCCAATAGATGTGTCAGCTTCTCATTATTTTCACTACCACTCTCAAGTATAATATCAATATCTTCTAAGACAACAATGATGGGTCTTGTTGGCTCTATAGTACGTACTACCCCAAGTGCATTTGCGAGAACCGAAGGTGAGTCCGAATATATCACAATGCCGCCTTTAGCGATTAAACTTTTGGCCGCAAGTTGTAATGTTGTTGTTTTGCCGCTACCGGGAGGTCCATACATAAGGATGCCCCGCTTCCAGATATACCCAAACTGTTTAAATCTATCTTCCATAGTCCAAAACTTATCAACATATTGAACCAATTCCTCTGCCACTGTATCATGAAGATTGATCATTGTGTCAAATGCGGTGTTATGATTTAAGAAGTACAGCCCACGCATAATGTCAACACCAATGGTATATTCTCCGGGTGGTAAACTTTCTCTAACATTCTGGACATCTGATGGGAAATAACTTTTATTATCACCACTCACCCATACTGCTGAGTTTTTGTACATCCCGCCCTTAACACCTGTATCTAGGTCATCATCATCGTAATACGTCATAATTTATCCTTATATTTTGGCATTATACTATAAATACTATTACACTGTCAACTAGGAGTAGTTATGAAATTTATTAATGAGATAGCAAACAATTGGGAAGTAACATCTATTGTTGCTGAAATGGATTCGGTACTTAAGCGGTACTCCAGAATAGTACGACTAACTGCACTACATGAAGGGCAACTAGATACAATCAGTGATGATGTTATTAGTGCTGTAACCGAGATACAGAACAGGATAAATGTTATCAGTAAGGCAAGAGACTCGGTTGATGGTATGGCACCAGATGACCAATATAAGTTGGCACGGAATAAAAAGTTTATCATGCTTGCGCTCAAACGTGTTAATGGTAGAATGGATCAATTTCAAGAGTTGACCAAAAGTGAGTTGGGTGTTACAGGTGATGAAACACTATCACGCCCTACTATGGTTGAACCTGATGCAGTTGAACCTGATGCAGTTGAACCTGATGCAGTTGAACCTGACAGTGATGCTGGTGCAGTTGAACCTGATGCAGTTGAACCTGACAGTGATGCTGACAGTGATGTTGAACCAGTTGATATCGATGTGTATGGTAGACAGGCACCTTACCTATTAAATAAAGCTGCTGCTGGAACTTTAGAGGTGTACTCTGATACGTTTGATAAGTACCTAGATACTTTTGAAAACTTAGTCAGTGCTAAACTCTTAACACCATATGGTAAAATAACACCAGTTGGTAAAGCTTCACTTGCTGCTAGAAGTCCAGCTAAGAAAGGATCAATGTCATCATCTGCGCTCAGTGACTTGCTAAATATGGACTAAGTGAAATTATTTTTAATCTATGTTGACATTAGAGCAAGTACGATTTACAATTGGCTTATCTTATTCGGAGAACTATATTGAAAATAGATAATGATAATAATGACATGACGACAATGATTGATGGTAAATTGGACTTTAACATATTAACTTCTATGCATATTGGTGCATTGCGTAACATAGATCGTGGTAATTTTGATGAATATTCGGCATCAGATAGGATGATGAATACCGTATATGAGCTTGAGGGGTTTGGGTTAGTTGATAAACTATTTAACCTTACTCCCACCGGGGGAATCGCATTAGATATATCTTTTAAGGTTGGTGGTGCTTCTGAAAAGAGAAGAGCAGCCGAAATGTCCAATGTAATCCTTGAGTTGGACTTTGACTATAATAATATTAATCGGGATGATGATGATGATGATGATGGGGATGATGGTGCCATGCCAGATTATCGACTAGGTGGTTATCGTTAAATAAAAAAGGGGGCTTAGCCCCCTTTTTTATTATAGTATCTTACTAAAGAATTTAAGTATTTCTTTTTTCATATACTCTTGGGCTTTCGGGTCATGTTGTACCGCCTCAGCTAAGGTCAAAACTTTACGACCCTTTGCGTCTTGCTGCAATGACTCATATAACGGATCAGGCATTGCACCGGGGGCAGAAGGAGTAACTACCAAATCACATGTAACAAAGTTAAAACCATTTACATCACCATCACTTCCAACATCACCAGTACCTCTACTAGAAACACCATACCGTGCACCACTTTCTGCTAGGATCTGTGCTATAAGGCCCATAGGCGTATCTAATAGCTCAGCTTTACCCATGGCATTAGCACCATCCATATACAATTCCTTGATTACATGAGATATTCTATCCATGTTAATAGTCAATGTTTGTGGATGATCTAGTTCACCAAATATACCACCGTGATCAGATATAATGGTGGCTGCATTATTTACGGCCTTGCTGATCTCATTCATCGGGTAATTTCTACCGTTTCTGTTTTTAATATCAGCCTGCATGTAGATACCTTTAAGATAGAATTTCTTCTTACCCTTCTTATCAGTAACTGCTTCAGTTATAATATTACCTTCATTCGGTTGAAGGGTTTCAATTAATAGACCGGTTTTCATAATACCACCTTTATTTTTTGTCAGATTTTTTAGACTTGTCAGACTTGTTAGACTTGTCTTCCTTCTCGTCTACTTCACAGTCATCAACACCATCAGCTTCTTCTTTAGCTTCCGGTACGCACTTATTTACACGTTTGCCTTTATTTTTACCTGTGCCAGCCTGTGTGCCGTCTTTTTTGTAACCATCCCAACACATTTCACCAGTGGACTCATCTATATTAAACCTGTCAGATAAGAAGGCGTAAAGTTGTTCAATGTCTTCGAATTCTTTAGAGAATTTTCCATCATCTGATACAAAATTAATACCAGAGTCCATATCACGGGCGTCAGATTTTATTTCTCCAACTTTCTTACCATTGATATTGACATCATCACCGCGTAGCTGGATACTACTATCACCGGTAAACTCTAATGCCATCTTAGTCTTTTCACTAATAAAGCTTTTAATATTGACACTTTCTTCGTCAGCATCCCCAGATGCAACAGCATCTACGAAAAGCGCCAATGATTCATATAATTTTTTCTTATCAGACATTACTAATTCTCCTTAGTTAATCGTTCGCTGCTACTGAAAGTTCCATCCATTGACGGAATTTACGTGGGTTCAAGTATTCTTCACCATCATCACGTTCCAACTTTTCACAGTCTCGTTTTCGTTTTTGTGCCTTTCTGCTCTTACGAGTAGGGGCATCAACCTTTGTTAATTCATCATCTTCTTTATCTAGTACATTAGTAAATGGATCAAAATAATTATATTTTTCTGCTAAGTATGATTTAAATGATTGTGTTTTCATTCACCACCACCTTCACCAGAAGAGACTTCATCACCAATACCATATGTATCCTTGCGTTTCTTCCTAGGCTTCTTAGAAACCTTAGTTGAACCACCAGTGTATACATTGGGAATATTACCCCCCGATAGGTTGGTTTTATTACCACGAGATGATATATTTGTTATCTCTTCGAGTTTCATTACTCTTCACTTTTCTCGGGAGCTTCTGTTAACTCACTGGTTGCACGTGCTGCTTTAGCGGCCATGACCGTATTAGATGCTTCCTGTGCAGCCTCGTGATCACCACGTGCCAACGCCATTACCATATTCCTAATTGTATCCTTATCTTCACTCATTGAATAATTCCTCCATATTGAGTTTGCCCTTTGTCAGGTCTGTATAAAAACTTTGTTCTAACTGTTCAACAATTTCTTGTCGTACATCTTCTGGGAACATATCTTCCCAAATCCTAGGTTCCTTACCTATATCCTTGGCATACCTTTTGGCACCCTCGGTTACGATACGACCCCATGCTCTCTCTGCTAAGGTTGAATCATATTCACCCTTCTTCCAATGCTTATACAGTGTTCGCTTAATTGTGGGTATTTGCCCATTAAAGTAAGTGCTCTCACTAATAAATGATGCAAGTTCGTGTGTGATCCCTTCAACATCAAGGCTTTCTTTAATTGATTTCATTTTCTTGAATCCCCGAAGGTAATTGCCAAAAGATGCATCAACATCCTTATCTGTGCTTTCGGTAATGATATCGTTTAAAAATGACATTTAATTTCCCTCGTAGATATGTCCATACTATTTATTTATAATTAATTCACTACTTAAGTATAAAATGTGCTTATTTAGGTGCTGGCTTCTCTTCTGGTGGCGCAACTGCCTCTTCATCTTCACCGGTTGGGGTGTTACCGTCACCTTCTGGTCCAGCAGGATCATCTGGGTTATCAGCGTCCATATCGTCACCGCCGTCCATATCACCACCACCTTCTTCGCCACCTGATCCACCAAATGGTGATCCACCGCCCATCCCACCTTCAAACCCACCAGCCTCTGCATCTGCTGGGCGATACAACAATGGTAAGTCTCTATCGTCACCTGTGCCCTGTAACCCCTTTTCTTTACGTAGCATGTCTTCGTTCATGCGTATCTCATCTTTGGTTAGCCCTGCATATCGTTCAAGTATGAACCTCTTAGACATATACTCAATACCTTCAACACTACCAAGGTTAGCAAGCATATCTGCGTCCATGGCCTGTTGTCTGGACTTGAAGTAATCAGATGGTTCTGGTAATGTTATTCTGTAAATGGTTGGATCTATCTTTATCTCAGCCTCATACAACCAACGCTTAAATTCAGCATCAAGAACTTCTTCTAGGTATCGCTGTAGTCTTTGTATATAGAGTGAGAATTTGATTTCCTGTAGATATGCTATGCCCACACGACCCTCATTACCAATAGCTTGGCCATCCTCAGTAGATGACCCAATATATGATGATGGTATGCGTAGTGCACGCCACATCTTTCTATAGAAATAATCCAGTTCTGTTAGTTCACCAAGTCCCTGACCACCCGGCAGTGTTTCTACCTTAGAACCCGAACCATTTGGTCTAGTTGCAAAATAGAAATCTTCGTTTATACTTTGTGGGTTATATACCGACTCAACCTGTGATTTACCACCGTATCTACTAGGCACTTTCTTTTGCTTAATCTGATTGCGAAATTTTTCCAATACACCCGGAACTAGGTTGTCTGGGCGATTACCAACATCAATATAAAATACTCGTTTCTCTGGTGCCCTAGAAATTCTATAAATTAAAATAGAATCTTCTAATAGTTCTTTTTGTTTGAATACCTTATATGCTGGGCGTAATACTGAGATGCCAAACGGTGCCTCTTCCGACATATCATCTGATATGCAGAACCGGACAATCTTATCCTTATCCAATGGTCGTACATTCTTGTCGCCCATCTCACCAGTCGCCTGTGATTGGAAAGCACCAGTGCTACCACCATTATTTGGATCATTATAGTCACCATTAACATACCAACCACGTATGTCAGTTATGTCATCCTCTGAAACAATAGCACCCACAACATTCTTGGGGTGTATAAATTTAAAAGGTTTGTTTTTCTTATCATTACGTTCAAAGAAACAATCACCATACTTAATCATATTCCTAGCTACACTGAATAGACGCCCACCCTGCCAATTATGCACCTTAGTCCAAGTCTTGAGTGCTGCCCGTAATGTTGAAAAATGGTGTGATGGGATGTTTTCTTCTGATCCAGCCTCTATCATCACATCCATAGGCAGTCTGGTCTTGGGGTTATTACCTGTCATTTCTTCGGCCATAATATCCAATGCACGGGAAACATCGATATCATTATCCATAATATCATATTCTCGATAACGGGTTAGTCGGGTCGTAGATCCTTGGATGATTCGCTGATACCAACCATAGTTGCCATATAGCCCATTTGTGCCAGTAGAGTTCTGATTATCAGATACTGACATATTTGGTGACTGGGGTGAAACTACTTTAAAATATGTGGTTAAGCTGCTCACATTAAAATCCTATTCCTTGTATATGGTATATTTATAATTCATAACTACATCTGTCACTTATATTAAATCATCTGTTCTTTGGAGAGATAGATATTGATAAAAAGATCTACCCTTCCCCCCTCCAAACACATTAACAACCCTAGTCATGTGGTAAAATTCATCAAAGTAAAACCTATTGGGAACATCATCGTTCTCAATCCCCTCTACATTAATTTGCGCTTCAAAAATTGTCAGCTTTACATACATTGGTTCAGTTTCTGGTTTAGGGTAGTAGTTAACTTCACCATCAACATCACTTACCACTTCTGCAGGATTCCTGTTCATATCTGACATGAGGTTGGGGTTTCCATGTATTATAAGGTCACATCTAGTCGTTTGGTCATATGAATCTGCATCTAATAATGTATAAATGTTTCCAGCCTGTTGTGCACTTTCTAAACCATCTATCACGTGTGGGGCTGTCAAACTTCGCACACCACTATATAGTGTCTCATAAAACCCCAACTCCGGTGACCTTTCACTTGTTGATTGCTCCCTATCTGCAAACACGACACCTGCACCAACCGGACTCTCTTTTTGCTGCTCCAATACCACATCAGCAGACTGGTATCTTATGTTTGACCTCATTGAAACAATATCAGTGTGCCTGCGCTCTGGGCCATCATTTATATAAAAATGTAAAGGATATATTCCAGTCCCCGGACCAGTGTTTGTTTTTTTGTCGGAAGGGTTGTTTGGTATTAAATATTTTCGAATTTTTATATTAATAACATATTCAGTTTTTGTCCTTATGGGTGTTATCGTAGTTTTGAAGGTTGTTTTATATTTAACACTTGCATCTTGGCCGATTGCCTTGGATAGGTACATGATCTTAGTTACAGCCTCGCATATAGTCGATCCTGCACTTATCGAGTAAACATTTATCCCCTTTTTATCTTGCACTACATCTGGTTGTTCGAATGGCATGTTTCGGTTATCTACTAAGTAATTTCTATATTCCTTATCCAAATCGACCTTAAATGTAAGTGGTAGGCTTTTATCTGGTCCTTTTTTTTGTTCCGGGGCTATTAGTATTTTATCCACAGTGTCACCACTTCGTATTTCACGAAGCCACAGTTGCAATTGCCCCTTATGTGCGTACCTTTGTTGATTTAAATCTGCCTCAAACCCCTCAAATACATCCTGTAAGGTTACCATTGGTTTCGATAAATCTAACCGTTTCTTTCTTTCAGATGTATTAAATGTGTTATCGTCTGATCTAGTGGGAATCCCGCCGCCGCTTCCCTGAAACCCAGATGACGGTAACGTATTGTGGATGTTACCGTCTTTATGTGTTATTGTGAACTGGTTCAATTCAGATAATGCTGGCAATAACCCAAGACTGTTTGATATACCAATTGCTTTCAATATGTGGTTTTTTGGTGTAGCGGATTTTTTGGTTGGTAATGTTTCTATACTGTCTATATTAAAATAAAATGGCCGGGGGTAAATGTGGTCCTCATCACCATCCACATCCGAGTTAACCGAAAATATTGTCTTTAATACAAATGTTACATGTGATAATGATGTTCCCTTACCGAGGGTATCTAGAAGATTTACACGAAGAAAATCAAGAAACGAATACGCTACTCGCCTATCGGAAATAACTATTCTACCCACACTTGTTGATGTTATTATTCCTACTGTCGGGGCATAATTAAAATCCCACATAGCCTCCGATATACTAAACCGTTTATCATTTGTCTCATTCACAACCACCATGGTTTGGCCTACAAACGCATCACTTTTAAGCGGTTCCCCAACTATCGCTTTACCCGGATCAAAGCTTTCAAGTTTCACGGCATCCTCTGCGTATTCAAATGCTAAAAGTATGTGTCTGTGAGTTGATGTACCACCAACATCTAATGGGTTATTTGGTATAGACATATTATTTACGTGGCCTGTTAGATGCGGACTTTCCTAATATTTCATAAAAAACCCTACTCTTTGACGGTAAAAATATTATCTTCCCCTCGGCTAATTCTTCATTTATATCAACAATACTATTATACTGCAACACCAACCAACCAAGGTCATGTTTGCCATAATAGTCGAATGCAATCAAATCAGGCTTACCTGCGTATACCGTAGATATGTTGTAGGTGACATCACTTGTATTATCTTTATCGTATGTTTTTCTCTCCCACCAACGTATAAACTTTTCACCAACGGAACTCTCCCCACCCTGAACATACCGTGAGTTTTTCTTATACATTGATGATTTATCTGTGTAAAGTTTAAATGTCATAATTTACCATCCTCTCAAATTTCCAACCTTAAATGCTGCTAGGTCAAACGAATTACCGGAGGTAGCATTTTGTGATATGGCGTTACCATCGGCGTCTTTACTTAGTGTGTATTTTAGGTCGTGAGACTCAATCAATGATATATCGATACTTTGTATTATTGGCACACTATATGCTCCACAATTTATATAGTCCACGTCGTCCGGGTAAGCTATACTAAAACTTGATAGTTGTACGGGTATCTCATAAAATTGTGTACCGTATCCACTAAGTTTGAGTAATGGTGGTGATCCAAATGTCTCATGTTGTGACCTTATCGGTAACAACCAAGATCTTAATAAATTAACGGCCAGATAGTTGGCCGTGGCCTCAGTTACACTCCTAGATACGAATTTTGCATTAATAGTAAACCTTCTATTATTAGTTACAGTGTATATTAAAATACCACTTTCTCCCGGCAACCCAGAGTCTACATATTCTGCTTCCCTAGATTCAGAAATGGCTGGTGTGTGCTTAAATATAACAACATCATTTTTGTAAGATGCCTTATCCAGTGCCTCCTGTCCAGCTTGACTTCTTCTTCGTGTGAGATTGTTTTGAGCAGCAGCTAACCTATCAGGATATGCCAACCTATGAACATCATACGGTGTGTCTTTTATTTTTGCCAAATCCCGTTCAGCCCCAGCTACGTCAAAAATACGAGTTGCACGCCTTAACTGAACCTGTGTTGGTTCTATAGAGTTTGTGGCCATTATTACTATTCCTCATTGAATACCATAATATTTATAATTCGGAACAATAGTTATAAATTGTGAATAAGGTTGAACTTTCTTATACTTATATGGTATAATATGGTAGTCCTTATAACATAAGGGTATAAATGGAATAATAACAATAAAAAGGTAGTAAATGACAACAGCTAAAGACGAAACCAAAAAGGTTGAAGAAATCCAAGAAGTAGTAGTTAAGCCAAAGAAGAAGAAAAATTATCTGAATAATAAGGATATGATGGCTGAACTTAGGAAATGTCATGAACAGGATAAGATGACAGATGAATTTGCCAAGATGATTATGCTACTAGCAGAACGTTACGGTGGTCGATACGAATACTCTGACTATAACTCACATATCGAAGATATGAAAGCTGTCGCAGTTATCAATGTCGTCCGTGCTTGGCGTGGTTTCAATCTAGAACTATATAATAACCCATTTGCATACTTCACGCAAGCAATTAAACATACTTTTTGGCAATATGTTTCACAAGAAAAGAAACATAGGCTTAATCGAGACTCTATCCTAATAAGCTTAGGTGAATTACCATCTGACGCATACATGGACGATTACCAAAAAGAAATGGAACTTCTCAATGATGAAATGGCTGCACCTGATACATCTAACCTAGATGGTGTTGGGAGTCCTGATTTCAATCTAGACGACTTTGTTTACGTTGAACCTGTAGCTGATGTAAAATAACTACACACTAATCCCAATGGTAGCATGTTTTAGTTTTTCTTGCCACCATTGGGGTTCTGTGCGAGTAGTCCATACTGCAAACCGACGCTTATCTTCCCAATAAAAATTTCGGTATGATTTTAATGAGTCACCAGAAACAACACACTCTGGATATTTTTTCATTGCTGGTGTTGGTTGGGTAAATGTTTTTGTGGTTGATATATTCTTTGGTGGTGTTGCAAGAATACATGAAAGCTTTACATATGATGCGTGATCTTTTCCGTATCGGTGCTTATACTCGTTTGCTAGGTTAGACCACATGTTATATAACCAATTGTAATTAGCCTCAGATTCCCTAACCCATATGTTTGATGGGTGATTTACGTGACATGTAAGATACAAAGTATCATCTAATGTAGGATGGCTATACTTTTTAATGTTTCTATCGTTCTTAGATTTTGTTACATACATATTACCATCAACAACACGGTGGGCAGTTGAAAGTAACTGGGCATATTCTGTGCACATCTTCACTACATGTTTATCACAGTGTTGAATTGCACATTCATTTGCGTCTTGGTGTAAGTAGAATATGTTCATTAGTTTAATAACTCAGTCATTTGATTATACCGGGAATTATCATAACATACAACTATTGGGTTTATACCATAAGACTTGGCAAGGCTTACTGTGGTCATAACTACTGATATTATATCATCATCTTTATTCCCGAATGCGCCACCACCAACAAAAGTTAAAAACAAATCTCGGTTCCCCGTAGTCTCAGCATTTAATACGGCAGCATATACTGTTGCTTCATATGATTTTTTCAGAACTGCGTTTGCAAACAACCTAACACCATGTGACCCGCGTGCATTTTTCATATATGCTACTGGTATTGCTGAACAGTACACTTGTGTAACTCTATGTTTTGGTTGGCTATACACAACCTCAGTATCATACTGAATACCAACTTGCAAATTATCGAATATAATTGCATCTTTTAATATGCGTTGATTGCTATTCATATACGTAACCCCCCAGTCGGTAAGCATACAATACCCGTTAGACATATTCCATAAGTTATCATGGTGCAATCTTTCACCAACATCTTTAAGACAATCAATTTGACTACTGTCACCCTGCACATTATAGTTTCGGTAGACAGTTCCTGCCGCGCATTCAATTGCACACACTGGGCCTTGAGTATGGTCGTTTGCATAATTAGTGATGCCATCTGATGGTTTATTATGGGGAGACATCATTTCTAATAGATTAAACTGTGATGCTGCTTGGAATGTGGCCCCACAGTTTTGCGTGTTGCGGTGCAATTCACTAACATCTGCCTTTATAACAGCACATGTCCCTTTGAAGGGGTATCTCTTTAATGTGTTGGCTGCATTACGCAGTTCTAATACTGAAGGAGTTTCTAATTTACCAACAGTGAAAGTTCTACCGTTCACATGGGAATGCATTGTGTTGGTAGTATCATCAAACGTGAGATTGGTTTGTACATTTTCTTGCCGTTCAAGAGCATCCCGCCCCTCTGCAAAGCCAAATAACTCTAAAAACCAATCATTATTATACATGCCCACTCCTTAGTTTCCATCAGGATACACCACTAGTTTAACAATGTCAAGCAAGTATTACATAACGTGCTTCTTTTTTAACACCAATTGTGATATAATTGGTGTATATTTAATAGGATATTATATGAAAAATAAAGCAGCAAGTTTTACAGATATTCATTGGGGTAGAAAGAACAACAGTGAACTACACAACCAAGATTGCATTAGATTCATGGAATGGTTTTGCAACAACGTTAAAGCAGACCCAACAATAGATCACATCGTGTTCATGGGTGATTGGTTTGAAAACCGTTCAGCTATCAATGGCCTTACATTAGACTATGCTTTAATTGGGGCTAAGATGCTTGACGCACTTGGACTACCAGTATATTTCATTGTTGGTAATCATGACCTATATTACAGAACAACCCGCGAAGTATACTCGACTAACATGTTTGACTCATTAGGTTTTAATATGATCAACACACCCACCATCATTGAAGACTTGGGGCCAAAGGGTGCATTAGTTTGTCCATTCCTATTTGAGAGTGAGTATTCATTACTTGCACAATATTTAAAGACACCAGTGTGGTTTGGTCACTTTGAATTCAAAGGTTTCGTTATAACTGGTGATACTAAAAAAATGGAACATGGGCCAGACCCCGAGAACTTTAAAAACCCTAGACGTATATTCTCTGGACATTTCCACAAAAGGCAAACCACAGGTAATATTACATACATCGGTAATACGTTCCCTGTAGACTTCAGTGATGCAAACGATACTAAGCGTGGAATGATGGTATACGATTATACATTAGATGATGTAACGTTTAAGGATTGGGGTGAATGTCCAACCTACATAAGAACAGAGTTATCCGCGTTGATAGCTGATGCTAAATCTATTTTACGTGAGGATGCCGTTGTTAGTTGTGTTGTTGATACGGACATTAACTATGAGCAGAGTCTAAAGTTAAAGGCACAACTTACGAAGAAATATAAACTAAGAGAGATAACCCTACAAGAAAGTGCAGACAAGATGCGTGCTTTAGTCGATACTGGGATGGACAGGGAAGAATTGGCGAAGCTGGATACTACAACCAAACAAGTAGTGGCTATGCTTGGTAATATTAAAGCAGAGTCTATAGACAATGACAAACTAATAGCAATATTTGAGGAACTATAATGTCAACACCAATTAAATTTAAAGAACTTACCATACGCAACTTCATGTCCTATGGTAATAACACAAATACCGTCAATCTTGATTTCAATGAGCCTGTGCTTATTATTGGTAAGAACCATGATGCTCAAGTAGAAGGCCAGCTTGACAGTAATGGTGCAGGTAAGAGTGCCATACTGGATGCTCTGGCTTTTGCAATATACGATAAAACCATATCCAAGAAAGAGAAGTCTGAACTCATTAACAATGTTAATAAAAAGAACCTCGAAGTTAGTGTTACATTTGAAAAGGGTGGTGTTAATTACAAAGTAATACGTATGCGCAAAACAAAAACAAAAGCTGATGTTCAACTTCTTATTGAGCAGATTGATGGTACGTATAAAGATAAAACACCTGATAGTATCGCCAATGCTAACACCGAGATAGAAAGGATTGTTGGGCTACCATTTGATGTGTTTGCTCGTATCATCGTATTTAGTGCAACGTTTGAGCCATTCCTTGACCTTCCTAGCCGACATGCAACTAAGGTTAGTCAGACAAGCATTATGGAAGAGTTATTTGGCTATACTGAATTGACTGAGAAAGCGGAAGCTCTTAAAGAGAATATCAAGGGTGTTAAATCTGAGTTTACTCATCTTAAAGACTTGCAAGAACAGATTAACCTAGAAGTGGAGAGACATAATGCACAAATAGAAAATGCTACACGCAGATCTAGGGTATGGGATACTGAAAATCTAGAAGAAATAAAAAAAGCTAAGTCAAATTTAAAGACCCTATCTAAAATTGATATTGAAGGTGAGCGCGTTAAATTATCAGAGCTAGAGTCTATCAGGTTAACACTGGCTGATAAAAAGTCTGAAGTTTCGCGATTGGTTGATGATGAAGATAGTCTTAGTTATAGAGTTAAGGCTGTTAATGTTAAGAATAAAAAAATAGAAACTGTTCGTTTGAAAATAGAAGAGATTGAAGAAACTATTGATTTCGACAAAGAACTAAAACTAATACAAGACCGTGAATTGGCATCCACAGATGTGGTGCGCTTGGATGGTGAACTTGATAAAATCACCACTGAAACTCAGTCAAATGATAGTAAGTTATCAAAGCTTAAAAAACAAGCCGAACACCTTAAAGACGATGCCTGCCCATACTGTGAGCAATCGTTTGCTGGGGCCAAGGTTAAACTAGACGAAATTAGTGTTACTATTGTTGAGTTAAACAAAACTATAGAATTAGCTGATGCATTGGAAGATAAGCTTGAGGGTGAATTGGCTGATGTTAATGCCCGTATCTCAGCTATGAAAAAATCATCAATGTTTAATGGGGTTATGAGTGGTTTTGAACAAGCCAAGTCAGAATATGATACACTTAAAACCCAACTAGATTCTTATGTTGAGGACGATTTAGACCATGACATTGAGGATAAAATTGAAGCACTTCAACTTAGTATTGCTGATGGGAAACTACAGCTGGTTACACTTATTAGTGATAAAGTTAAACTCGAAGAAGATTTGATATTTTCAAATGTAAGTGAACTAGAGAGAGCATTTGTAAAAATGGAATCATTATCAATTAACATAGATAAGATGGAAGCCACAATTAACCCACATGTAGAAACAGTAGATGAGCTTAAGTTGGTTGTGTTTGACAACGATAAGTCTGACAAACTTAATGAGTTGGAAGAGACTTTGCGCCACCAAGAATTCTTACTTAAGTTACTGACAAAGAAAGATTCTTTTATACGCAAGAACCTATTGGATAGTAGCCTACCATTCCTAAATAATCAACTTATGGAATATCTTGTGCAGCTTGGGCTACCACATAGAGTAGAGTTTCAGCCAGATATGAGTGCACATATATCTCAATTTGGAACTGAACTGAGCTTCACCAGCCTATCATCAGGCCAACGGGCTAGGGTTAACTTGGCACTGGCATTTGCGTTCAGGGATGTCCTTCAGGCTACGCACGGTAAGATATCGTTCTGTATGTTAGATGAGTGTTTGGATACTGGTTTGGGTAATGTTGGTGTTCAACTAGCCGCTAAGATGATCAGGAAGATAGCTACTGATGAGAAGATGTCAATGTTGGTTATTTCACATAGGGATGAAATTGCAGGCATGTTCAAAACTCAGATGGTTGTTGAGCTTAAGGATGGTTTCTCTAATATTACAAAAGAAGGTGGGGGTTAATCCCCCACTGTATTACTCGCTAGCATAGAATTGCCATATTGGTACATGTGTGGTGTTGGGGTGTCTAACTCAAATATTAACATTTCTTCCATCTTGCTAATGTTAAGATATCCCGCCCGAACTACATTAAACGTATTACCATTAACCCTCCTATCAAACTCTACCTTATTGTATATGTCTTTTCTATTATTATCAAAACAGTAATTTAATGCACATACGATGACATGCCTATATCCATCGGGCCAACCACGCGTTGAACGTCTATCATATACTATTATTGATGGATCTGCACCAAGTTTCCATAGTTCATAATACACTGCGCTCGCAAAATCATCACAGTCACCACTTACGACATCACCAGATCCATAGTACGTAAATACCTCGTCTTTTGGGTTTCCTGTGGTATATGTGAATCTGTTTAGGACTGAATCGTGTATTTTTTCTAAAACTATCACAGGGGTTTCGACTTTGTAAATATGTTCGGATGCTTGGGTAGTAAGGCATAGAATTGCCAATATGGTGGCTATTAGGGTTTTCATGTGGTCTCCAATTTATTGTAAGTATACTATTATATATTGCACTGCACCATTTGGTCAACACTTTTTTAGAATACTTTTTTTCACCTCAAACATTAGTTATTTTCACTTATAATAAATACATATAATGTGAGGGTTTGGTTTTATGCGATTAATTGATATTTTATTAGAGAACGACGACTATCGGGGTCAGCATAGGGCACCTACCAGTGATGCACATAATACATTAGATGATCTCTCTGATATTTACCCAGACGATATCTATTCATCAGAAGGTGTGCGCTTTTATGGTGACCGGACATCTGCCGATCAAGAATCAATAAATGTTATTCATATGGCTAAAGGTAAACCTAATAAATCAGTTACAGTATATCGTGCTGTTCCTTATGAAAAAAGTCCATCTGAACAACTATATGACCTCGAAACAAATATGAAAGCATACAAACGTCGAGGTAACGTCCCTAGGTCTGAAACCAATGACCTAACGGGGTCTGAATGGTATAATGATGCATGGGATAGACGTTCAGAACTTGAAGCTAGGGTTGACGCCAAAGAGGGTAGTGCTGATACTCTAAGTATAAACCCCGGTGACTGGGTTACCACCAGTAGGCGATACGCCAAGTCACACGGTGAATCTACATTGCGGGGTAAATATAAAATAGTTTCAAAGAAAGTTAAAGCTAATGAGCTTGCTACTGACGGTGACTCTATACACGAGTGGGGTTGGAACCCTATTTAACTTTTATAAATGCCTCTTTCCACCAATTAGGGGTTAGTTTTTTGAACTTATACCATAGAAAGTTAAAGGATTCGTCTAGAATGTAAACGTTACCCCAATCTTCAGCACTACGTACTACCCGACCACCACCCTGAATGATCGCTGTCATCGCCTGACGCTGATACCACTCATCTGACATGTCTAGCCTACGCTTCACCCATTCATCCCCCAAGAAGGGATAGGGCACCTTAGCGAAGATAGCAAATCGTGCCCTATCATCTTTAAGGTCAAGCCCCTCAGTCATTGATGGTGATATTAACAACATTGGAACTTTGCCGTTGTTTTCATTAATCATCACGATGGCTTCATCCCTAGTGACATCACCATCCTGTGAGTGTGTGATAATTTGATGCATCACCTTACCTTTTAGTTCTTTTTCTAGCCAGTTTGCAATTTGGAAACTACCCGTATGTATAATACCAGAATCATCTGCGTGCACTTCACATAGCTCAACAATCTTCGATAGCATTTTGTCACGGGCATCAACCTTTGCCTTTTCAATACCATTCCAACCGTATGTCATCTTTGCAGTTGGCATGAAATATACTGGCCTATTTTCAACATCAAATTCAGAATCTAATGAAATGATTTCGGTCTCTTCTACTGGGATACCTAGGTCACTTGCATATGCCTCAAAGTTAAGAATTGTGGATGACATAAACAAAAACCGGTCACCCTTTGGTTCTAATATTCGTTTAAATAAATCAGCACCATAAATTTCCTTTAACTTGAACCCATGTTCTTCTTTAACCATAACATAGTAGTCCTGAATAGCATCTAGGGTTTTCATTGTTAGGCTTCGGACCAATACACGATGCCGAGCTATATCCTTATAGTCTTTTTTAGTCTTTAATTCTGACGGCAGTAGTGACCCAGAACTAAACTCATACTTTTCATCTATGATTCTATTCATTTCATGGAGCATGAAGTATTCTTTATCCACTGCTGGTTCATACATGGATTTCAACCATTCGTATGCATCTTTAATGGTTTTCGGCTTGTATGGTACTACATGCAACGACTCACATCTATATTTGCTAATGGATACCGCCCTGTGGTCAACAAGGTGCCCTTCAAGAGTATGGCACTCATCGAATACCATTAAGTCTTTAATTGGGAACATTTCACTTTCGCCGGGGAATAGCTCAGAGTATAACATCGCTAATTTGTAATTTAGTACTGTATGTGGCGTTGTACTGATGCTCTCAAATGCAGCCTTGGCTGGGCAATTATCACATTTTGGTTTAATGTCATTTCCTATATCACAGTTCAACCCAAACTTTGTATGGCACATATAGTTCGCTTTTCCATATA